GATGGGGTCTGCCTTAGTAGCCCGGGCAACGGCGAAGGCCACGTCCGCCTCGGGGGGACTAGGCAAATACGATTGGGCTAGGCGAGACTCCGCGACGACGACCTTGGGCTTGTCGGCGTTCTTCTCGATGGCCACAAGCGCAGCGCCTACGCGGTGATCCGTCTTGTCGAGGTCTTTGCCGAGCGTCTGGACGGCGTCAGGCTTGGTCGGTGCCGGCGGCTGGACGGGCAGGGGAGCGTCGGCGGGCTTAGACTTGCACCCAGCCAGGGCCACGAGGGCAATGACTAGGAGCAAGCGCACGGCGTCAGCGGCCCTTGAGGGCGTCGAGGGCCTGACGGCCTTTGGCTTCGAGCGTGTCGGCCTTGGCCTTGTGCTTGCGCATGACGAGGGCTCCGGCGACGAAGGACAGGATGCAGAGGAGGAGGGTGATCATAAGTTAAATGGTGAAGGTTCCGCAGAACAGAGAGGCCTCGGACTTATACTGTACCTCGACCGTGTAAACCGTTCCAGAAGGCGGAGTGCTTCCCGAAAAATAGATGGTATCGGTCGTCATGCTGCCGTTCCAATTCCCGCTTGCGATGCTACCGCCAATAGTTTCGTAACCTGATGCGTATGCCAGCACCTGAACCGTGGCAGAGTCGGCTGCAATCATCTCAGAAAGCGCACCGTTGTTTGTGCAAGTGAATGTAATCGAGGCTCCATCCGGGGCGCTATACATATTGGCCGTAAATGAAGACAGGGAAGAGGCGATGAGCTGTACCATTACCTCCGTCCTGATTCTTTCTAGGTTTAGAGCCGCCGTGGTCTGCGTCGTTCCATTCCCGAACATAATCCCGTTCGTGTCCACCTTCAGCGCAGCCGTGCCATCCGGGGCGACGCCGATGCCGACCTTGCCGAACTGATCCACGGCGAAGCGGGTCGAGTCAGGGGTCGTGTCGTCCTCGACTTCGATGGCGTTGCCAGTTCCATTCTGCGTCACGCGCAGGGCAGCGGTCGATGACGAGGTCGTGTCGATGACCATCTGGCCCGTGAACGTCGCCCCGGAGAGGTTCGCCTTGGCGTTGAGCGCGGACTGCAAGTCCGTCTGCGAGCTGAGCGTGCCGGTGATGGCTCCCCAGGCTACGGAGCTCGCAGGAGTGACGCCGCCAACATTGACCACCCAAGCCGAGTACGTTCCCGAGCCGGTGTGGTGATTGATGTCCACGGTCAGGACGCCAGTGCCAGCGTTATACGTCAGCACCTCTCCGTGCATATGGTTTGACGCGTCGTAAGAGATCGTGATGTTCTGGGTCGGCGTGTAAGAGAGGCCGGTGCCAATCGTGAAGGTTTTAGTCGTATTGCTAAGGGTGTTGCTCGTCGTCGAGCTCGTCAGGTATCGGTCGCCGGAGATGACCACATCCCAAGCCGCGTTCTTTCGGGCATACTGCGATCCGTTCGAGGGGGCGTCGTTGACCACAGCCAGGGAGCCGAGGCCGAGGTTGGTCCGAGCCGTGCCGGTGTTCGCCAGCCCTGCCAGATTCCCGGCCTTGGCCAGATAGTCCGACATTCCCGCGAGGGTCTGGTAGGTAGACGCGGCGGTGGAGGTCGTCAGGTAGGAGGACATCCCAGCCAGAGTCTGGTAGGTCGAGGCCGCCGTGGCGCTGGTCAGGTAAGGGGTCAGCGCCGAAGCCGTGAGGAACGCGGAGGGATTGCCTGTCAGGGGATAGAATCCAGCCGTCACCCAAGACTCGGTTGCCAAGCCCGACAGGTTGAGCGTGACCCAGTCGGTCGCGTAATCGACGCCCGAGGTTTTCTGCAGGAACTGGCCTGAGGTGCCGCCTACAGGAACGCCCTGACCAGGACTGCCAGCCGGTCCAGCGGGTCCTGTGGCCCCTGTGGCCCCTGTGGCCCCTGTGCTACCCGTTGGGCCCTGAGGCCCGGGGACGCCGACACTGCCAGTCAAGGTGCCCGGAATGTCTCCGAAGGTGTTGGTCGTCGATGTGATGGTGCCGGATGACATAGAATTAGACGGTGACCGAGTCGATTACGTTGACGCGAAAAATCTGCGACCGGGAGACAGTGCCGCCCGAAAACACAAATTTGATGTCCCACTTGCCGAGGCCGATCGCCCAATCAGCGGTCGAGCCCGGGTAGGTCACCGTGAAGGACAGGCCGTCTCCGGCCTTGGTCACCGTCATCGCGTAGACGTTGTTCTGGCGGTCTTCGAGGGACGAGCTGATGGTCGTCGTCAGGAGGTTGGCCGGACCCGTCGCCCCGGGCGTCCAGGTAAAGGTGCAGGCGAAGGTGTTACCCTGCGAGACGGTTACTTGATTAGTGCAGCTCATCGGGTCTTAACCTTGCCCCGATTGGAAGGGGGGGGTCAGAAGGCCGTAAAGGTGCTGATGTCCGTCACCGCGCTGATCGCATTGACCCCGATGTCCTGCCCGAACCAAGGGGTTGACGCAGGGGCTTGCTCGAAAGCGTCTGCCGTGGTCGTGAACGTGCCGGAGGTATAGGTCACCGTCAGACCTACCAAAGAGTCGGCCACGTCCGTCTCGTCCAGATTATGATTTACGCTGGTGTAGACCGGGTTGGTCGTGTCGTTGATGTTGGCATCATAAGCGCCGACACTGAAGTAAGAATCATACGGTGACACCCCTCCACCGTCGTTCCATCCTACGAAAGGCCCTGCGTATTCTGTGTGCGGATTGCTGTTCGTATCAAACCAAGTGCTAGTCTGAGGCCAATTGATTACCCGCAGGAAGTAGCCTTCATCCGCATGGAAGCCTGAGTCTACGATAAGATTATGCGGGAAAGAGCCAGGGCCGACGACCGAATCGTATTGGTCATACCCACCGATCAGAGGACAGCGGACCTGAGCCCACGTCGAGTGGGCGCCAGACGTCGCGTCTCCGATAAGGTAGCCCATCAGATGCGGGCGTAGTAGTAGCGCGCCGTGATGCCAGCCAGTTTGATGCGGTCAGCCCAGAGGGAGCCGGTGACGTATTGGTCGACCGAGTAGACTCCACTGCCGAGCGAGTTCACCTTAGCCAAAGCAAGGTAGCCGTAAGTGTCGGTGTCGGTGGGAAGGGTTCCACCCGTATTGAACACGGTCGGGTAGGGGTCATCCGGATCGTAAGGGCTGATAGGCGCCGAAGGGGGGAACTGATTGGTCGTGGCGTCCGGGCCTACGCGGAGGTACACGATGCAGGACGAGGTGGACGCAAAGTCGAGGATTAGCTGATAGCCTGTCGTCAGGTCGTCTAGATACTCAAACACCTCTTCCGTCTCGTTGTAGACCTGTGGCATCAGGTTGTTAAATGTGCCAGGGCAGATCTCGTAGGTGACAATCGTGGACTCGCCTACCGTGACCTCTTGGACGTTCTTGACCTTGAAGGGCGAGCAAGTGTCCTGACCGGCACCGTCATACATGTCGGCGAACTCCTTCTGGATGCCGAGTGTCGACTGATTGTTAGTCGTCGAAAAGACGTAGCCGTCTCCGTTGCGGATAGCCATGACTTAGGCGGTGGCGGCGTAGTAGACCTTACGGCTCCAGCCTTCGTTAGTATAGCGGACTTCGTAGGAAATCTTCAGTACAGACCCAGCGTAGCGCTCGATGTTTGCGTTAGACAGCAAGAGCTTGGGGCCGAACTCCCCGTCTCCCGCGGCGCCCACATAGGACGGGATGATGGAAATGGAGAACTCACCACCCCAAGTCCCGTTGTTCGAGGACGCTCCGAGCAGGTCGACGAACTTGGCCGGAGCGGCCGTGTCGGTCGTGTAGAAGAATCCAGAGAAGGTCGTCGTCGGCGTGAGGTAGTTGGTCTTACCGTAGAGCTCCCGGACCTCGGGGTCGACGAAGCCAATGAAGCGGCCACCGCTGGCTTTCTCAAAGCAGGCGCCGTTGTCCCCGATGCGGGACTTGACCGGGTTTCCTGTCGGGCCTTTGACCGTCGGGCCTAGGTCGCTTTCAGGATAGTCAGGAGGGTCTCCAGGGGCGGCGTCTCCGCGTCCGGCGATGGGGCCTTCCCAGCCAGCCGCTTGGTCGAGGAAGTTGATGTGGGTCGTGATGTTCTCGGAGCCGAGCGAGTTGCTCGCGATCATCTGCGGAAGCGTGTAATTGCTTCCCGTGTAGGCCGTGTCGATGCCCACATAATCCACGGTGATGGTGGCGATGTTCAGCGCGTCGTAGGAGACCCCGACCTTGTGGGCCTTCATGTAGGTGTAGCTGGAGTCCGGGTGGGAGGAGCCGATGACGGCCACGTTGAAGTTGCCGTTCTGGTCGGACTTGAAGACGCAAGTCCCGGTCATCAGGCCGAAGCCGTCCCCTTGGACTTTCCATCCTGGTTGCAGGATGGCGTTCACCATTGCGTTGCCGTAGTCGATGCGTGCCATGTGAGTGGATCAGAGAGTGGACATGATGGATGCGCTGTATTGCGCCTTAACTTCGGGCTTGGTGAAGTCGTCGTAGCTGCCCCGCTTCTGGTTGGCAGAGATGTCCTCAAGGAGGGATGTCTGCTTTCTGGCTTCAGTCAAAGTATCGTCAAGAGCCTGAAGCACCGGGTTGGCGCCGACGCCGACGACGTTGGAGAAGCCTTCGGGGGCCTTGAAGGAGTTTTCCTTGGTGGCCTTTTCGGCCTCAAAAAAGGCTGCGTATTTCTTTCCTTCTGGGCTGGCAAGGAATGCAGCGAGGGCTTTTTTCTGGATGTCCTCTTCTCCCGCAACACTCATACCGCCAGCGAAACCAGTCCTACCTCTGGCATGTGCCTCGGCTTGGATTCGCCTTCCCTCTTCTGTTTCTGTTAAGAATCTACGCGTCATCTCGGCTTTTCCTGCCGCAACCTCTCGCTCTTCCTTTTCTCGGGCGTCCTTAGCCTTGAAAAAGTTCGCCATCTTTGTCTCTTCATCAGTAGCAAGTACGCTCTTACCTTCGGCGATGCGGTTAAGTCCGTCAGCGGCGAGCTGCTTGGCCTCGGCGATGGAGTTGCTGACGAAGGCGATGATGCCGGAGATGATGGCAAGGGGGCCTAGGAAAGACAGGAACACCGAGGAGATGGTATTGCCGAAAGACTTGCCGATCTTGTCGAACTGCGACTCGACCTTGCCGGTGGCCTTGGTCGTGGTCTGCTCGACGGCGCCGCCCGCGGTACCTACCTTGACGGACGAAGCACGCTTCTCCAGGCTGGTGATGGCTTCCTTGGCGCGGTCAACCGCCTGCGGGACATCGGACGTAGCCTTGATCTGAACTTCAAGTGATTGGGCCATCGGTGGTAGGGGGGCTTTCCTTTGCAGGATTGGAAGCGGAGAAGTAGGCTTCCCGGGCTTCCTCATCTGCCATGAAGGCTTCCTCCTCCGTGGACATGATGGAGACATCGGCACCATTGCGGACACCGAAGGCCGTGTTAAGCCAGATGGCCTGACACTCGGGCATCTCCCAGGCACGCTGCTCGGGTATCCCGTTGGCAATCAGTCCAGCCACGATAGCCAAAGGCCACGGGATGTTCTTGCCGTTGCCGCCCTTGGTCTTGGTCTGTTCCCAGAACTTAGGCCAATGCCCGACAAGGATGTAGGACGAAAACAAGTTGAGTTGGCGCTGGAACTCCTCGGGGTATCTCTCGAGCTGCAAGACCCGCCAAGTGTCCCTGATGCCGAACTTACCGATGGGCTCCTCGGCGCACAGTTGCACGGCGAGGATAAGGTCGGCCGGGGTGATCGCGCGATGGCTGTCCACCAGCGGTGATTGGAAAGCCTCCAGACGCACGCGATACTTGAGGCACCAGGGGTAAAGCGTGCGACCCAGAATCCTAAAAGGAGCCGGGTCGACGTAGGCGTTGAGGAAGCGTTTATCCACTACCCTCTAGACTGCCCCCCTTTCGGGGGTGTCAATTACGAGTAGGTGATACCTTCGAAATCGACCGCCGTAACGGTGACAGAAGTGAAGCCCTTGTTCGTACCCTTGTCATCGACCTTGGTCACGACTCCCGCAAACGAAACCGAAGCCGAGCCAGACGGATAGGCCGAAAGGGTGTTGACCGTGAAGGTGATGGTGGCGCCGAGGACCGGGATGGAAGAGGTCTTCGCGATGCCTTCGATGGTGATCTCGCTCTTGCGGTCATCGAGGCGGTGCGTCTTCGTGATGCCCGTCTCATCGACGACCATGGCCTCGGAGTTGAACGAGGACGAGAGGCTGTAGCTCTGGACGAAGAGGTTAGAGACAGTACCCGCGACTCCGTAGATGCAGGTGGTTCCGTTTGAGATGGCGGCCATTTGTAATTGCGGGCTTTGGAATTGGCTTAGGCGGGCAGGACCACCAGCACGTCAAACGAGAAGGAAGTCGCCCAGGAGCGCTCGTCGATGCCCTCGTCTTCGGACTGCATCGTGACGTCGTAACAGGCTGCGTCGGTCGAGGCGACGAAGGCCGCCTTGATGCTGGTCAGGTCGCGCATATTGCCGGACAGGGCGGCACAGCGGGCACGGTGATCGGCGAGGGTCGTGTCGTCGGCGTTCGAGAATAGGGTGACGCGGACCGAGCAGCTGAAGTTGCCTTCGCCCTCGGGGAGGTCGGCAGGGCTGCGGGCGGACTCGCAAAGGACCACGGCCTTGGGCAGTGTCTGGGTCGCGGCGCTGTCGCCCGTCAGGAAGGCCACGGTGGTCAGCCCGGTCTGGGTGGATAGGTAGGTGGCCAAGGTGGCCTCTACGATGTGCCTAATGCTCTTCGTGCCCATTGTACCTTTGCCCGCTTTGGTAGGGAAAGGAACTTGACAGGTTGGCTTCGGCGGTGCTTAGATGCATTTATGTTCGACGACCCGGCCCTGACCAAGTTCTTCGGTATGCTACAGCGTATCGAGGAGCACCGCGTCATCCGGCCCATCAAGCGTAGGGCCGCTAAGGTTAGCCGTGGTCCTATGCTGGCCCGCCTGTATGCTGGCGAGACCCCTGCGTCATATGTCTGCGAGCCCAAGGTCGACGGCCTTCGCGTCCTGATCACTGCGGACCTATCCCGCCGCGTCGTGCGCTTTGAGACCCGCAACGGCAACCCGATGCCCTCCCTCGACCATCTGGCCGACGAGGTCCTCGACCTCCTGGCTGGCAAGGACGGCGTCTGGCTTCTCGACGGCGAGGCCGTGTCCGGCAAGTCCTTCTTCACCTCGGTCGGTGCCCTGCGCTCGGAACAGTCCGCCGACGATGCCTGCGTCTGGCTATTCGACCTTCCCTCCGTGGAGGGCGATTACAGCACCCGCCGTGCCTCGCTGGAGGCTTTGTTCGCTCAGTCCTACCCTACGTCCCTCCTGCTTATCCCAAGCGTCTCCTGCACCCCAGAGGACGCCTTTCTCCGCTTTACCGCCGAAGGCTTCGAAGGTGCCATGGTCAAGGACACCACCGCCCCCTACTCCCACGGCCTTCGCTCCAGGGCTTGGCTCAAGGTCAAGGACGCCGACACCACCGACGCCGAGATCGTGGACGTGGTCGAAGGCGCGGGCAAGTGCTCCGGCATGGCAGGGCACATCGTGGTGCGCTGCGGACGCCGCCTCGTCAATGTCGGCACCGGCATGGATAACGCCACCCGGGTCGCCCTGCTCGCCGACAAGGCTTCAATCATCGGACGCACCGCCGAGGTCGTCTATCAGATGAAGACTCCTAAAGGCTCCCTGCGCCACCCCGTGTTTGTCGGAGTTCGCGGCGACAAGTAATCACTTCTTATTGAAGCCGTCGATGTCCTGCTGAAGGAGTCGCTTGATTCGCTTTGGCATCTGCTTGACGCGGTTGCCGTAGACTAGGGCGAGGACATTTGCCTGGTCTGCGATGCCGTTGATGTTGCCGTCCGCGTTAAATACTATGACGTCGACGTCTTTGTTCGACGAGCTGATCGTGTTTTTTCCCTGAACAGTCTTGTGTCGGGTAATCCATGCGGCGTTCAGCAGCTTGACTCCGAAGTCTTTTGGCACGCCGTTGATGACAGGCTTGGGCAGTGTACGCAGAGCCATCGCCCAGCCGGACTTGATTGAGCCGACAGTCTTTTGCCTCTGCATAATGTATCGGTCTAGGTCTGGCTTGTTCTCAGCAACATATCGGCTCATTTTTTCGACTCCGCTTACGTTGCGTCCGGCCTTCCAGAGTCGGCCACCTTCGCGCTGATAAATGGGCTTATAGACTGCGTGGATTTCAGCGACGGACTGAAGGCTGGCTTGATTAAGAGATTGATTGGCGACCTTAGTCCCGATGCGGTTAAAGTAGTTCCGCAGCTTCTTGAAGCCCCAGACAGTTCCAAAGCCGTTGTAACGGTCAGAGAGCATCCGGGCCAGGAAGCCGTTGCTGTTAAGGATAGGCGAGTTCTTGGCCGCGACTTTCCAAAACAGGGAGGCGTTATCCGTAAGGGCAAGGGAGCCGAGGCGCTTGACCACCCGGGCACGCTGGGTGTCCTTTGTGCCGCCAGACATTGGGACGACTACCTTGCCGACGTCTCGGTCAATGGCCTGCTCGCCTGCCTTCTTAGCTGAGTTGGACAGGCCGTCACCCCCGCCCTTAGCCAGGGGAGGGGTAAAGGTCGCTGCGTCTTGGCAGGCAAGGGCGGCTTGTTCAAGCGCCGCGTCTCGCAGGGTCTGCTTGGACTTTGAGGCGTACTTCTGGATAGCCGCCATGAAGTCCGCGTAGGACTTGGGCTCGATGGCGACTTTGACCACGGCGGCTTACTGGTTATCGTCGATGACGACGAGCGTGATCCATGCCGACCCGGGCTTGTAGGTCTGGCTGGTAATGCGGACGGTCTTCCCGCCGGCCACGATCTTCTTCCCCTGGGCAAGGCTGGCGATGGGTGCCCCCGCCGACAGTAGGGCCGCCGATGCCCCCATAGACCCGTCTGGCTGGCTCCAGGAGGCCGTTACAGCGGGGAGCCTGACCGAGTATTGGGTCCGCTCCATATACCCCCCTGCTTCGAGCACGGTCGAGACGGCGGGGTCGGAGATGAGGCAGGAGAAGGTGATGGCCCCAGAGTTGGCCGACCCGGCCACGCCGAAGTCCGCCACCATCTCTTTGGCGTCGTTGAGAAACTCGGTTCCGTAGAGGCTCATCCTATACTTGCCCGGATTGGTAGGGGGCACAAAAAAGGCCCCCATTGCTGGGAGCCTCGTTTGTTTGCCTTGCGGCGGCTGATTAGGCCGTGGTGAGGCGGTTGAGCGAGGTCGCGCGACCGACAGCGGCACCGAAGAGCAGCGTGGCGGTGACGTTGTAGTAACCGCTCTGCTCCTGGCCCATGAGGACCTGGACGCCGAGGCCGGTGTCGGCGTCGACAGCGTTGGCGACTTCGAAGCCCGGGATTTCGGACATCGGGAGGGCGCTGGCCACCGCGATGGCGTCAGC